CCAGACCTACAAAACGTAGGACTAGCAGGAGATAAGTTCTATGCTCCTGAGGACACCATAGGCAGGGCTAACTACACTGGTAGTGTCTTAGCCATTGACCCCTCTGGTAGAGGCTCAGATGAGACAGCATACGCTGTTGTTAAGATGCTTAATGGTTTCCTGCATGTTGTGGATGCTGGTGGCGTTGCTGGTGGCTACTCTGAGGGTACACTACAACACCTGTGTGACTTGGCTAAGATACACAAGGTTAATATGGTACTAGTAGAGAGTAACTTTGGTGACGGTATGTTTACTGAACTACTCAAGCCATACCTGCTCAGGACGCACCCTGTGTCTGTTGAAGAGGTACGCCACAGTAAACAGAAGGAACACAGGATCATTGACACCCTAGAGCCTGTTATGAACCAGCATAGGCTTGTTATAGACCCTAAAGTTATTCAGAAAGACTACGATAGTGTGCAGGATATGCCCCCTGAGAAGGGTATTAAGTACATGCTAACCTATCAGATGACACGTATAACTAAACAAAGAGGAGCGTTAGCGCATGACGATAGACTTGACGTTCTTGCTATGGCAGTGCAGTACTGGACAGACCAGATGGCTTCTGACGCAGATACAGAGATACGAACAAGAAAAGAGGAACTCCTAGACTTTGAGCTTGATAAGTTCATGTCACACCTTAACATAGGTCAGAAGGAGAAGGATGTAGGGGGCTGGGTGGTACTATAGTACCGTTCCGAAGGTTCCCCTATTGACTAAGCCCCCTAAGATATATATATATATAGTAGGTAGTAGTAAGTAGTATCTTTAAGTACCTTTAGGATGTTATAGGATACTTAGGACTACTACTTACTGCTTACTAACTCCTTATTAACCTGCTAAAAGAATAAGGCAGTAGTGTGTATGACCTAAAATACCCTAAAAAATCTGAGGGGGTATATAATATGATCAGACGCGCGACTCCCCCCATGATGCGCGATGCCTTATAATCTTAGCCACGCCTAACATTCTTTTGGAACCATCAGAAACCTTGGCATCCTTTACAATCTTAGCCACGCCTAACATTCTTCAAGTTCTTTAAGATTTTTAGCATTGCCTTGTGTCTCTCTCTCTATCTGTTCTTGTTTTGTTCTCTAAAATCCTACGAGTCCCAGAACATACCATGAACATACCACTAGATACTTTAAGTATATATAAACCACTGTCAATTCCTTGACACCTGTCAATATTCTGACGCTCAAAGTGTCAAATATTAGTCGTTTACTTTCTCAATTATTTCGTGCTAGGTTTTAGATGTTCAGAGGGACACGGTGTTAGCGCATACTGAACAGGCCAAAAGAAAGCGCAAGAGCAGCACGACTAACCTTGCTAGGCCATACGAATAAAAGAATAGCCTAACGAATACAGAAAGTGCATTGACTAACGAATAAAACTAGAATACGCTTAAAAGAACAAATGCGATTTAGGCAATGATGCGCTGATAAAGAGTATCCATGACCATTGCCAAAGGTGGATTAGGCCGCCAGACTAAGTACGGTTGGACACGTACCCTAACCAAAGCTGTCAAGGTGTCGAAAGACCTTGTATCATGGTTGAGAATGGCAACACAATGCCGCTATGCAATGCAAGAGACAGCAAGCCAAAGCTAGGGTGGAGTCCGATAGCAAGGACAAATCCCTAGCTGTTACAAGGTGCAATGGTGTACCTATAACGCTAGGAGTAGTAGCATGAAAACTTATACAACTAAAATCATGGGCAAGACAGTAGCAGTATATGGCAAGCGCAAGCGTGTTATGCGTAATCGTTTTGGTATTAGCCTAGGCAGCACATTTATGGGTCTGCACATGGGTAAGACTAGCCGTTACTTATCTGTTCCTGCTTTTGCAAAGCGTACGTTTGGCGGTGTTAAAGACATTCAGAAAGTCTATTGACAAGCCAAGGGCAACGATGGTAATCCTTAGAGACTATCGTTGTACCTTGTAACAGCTAGGAGTAGTAGCCATGAGTGTAAGGAATATACTTTACTGGTACGAGCAGTCTAATCAGACTGAGCGTGCCTTCGACTGGTATAGTGATGCACTAGAACAGTGCCGCACGATAGCAGTGCATTATGATATGCCTGTCTATAGGGTGGTGTCAGTAGTGGCAGCATTATCACCTAACAATAAGTGGGAACGCAATGTAAGCAATGCCTATGACTTGATCGGTGCATACTTGCGAGGCGATCATATGGAGACTGTTAAGGTTAGTACCTATAACAAGATGAAAGAAAAGGCATGGTTCCTGCTATCTGATAGGCCAACTTATGATGAGACTAAACTCATACTGTCAGGTCAAAAGATAACCTGCTTCTTTGAGAATATCATGGGCGAAGATACCTGCACGATAGACGGTCATGCTAGGAATATCTTTTACAATGAGCGTGTCGGCCTGACTAACGACAAGACCAACATAGGCAAGAAAGAATATAGACTACTACAGGCAGCATATGCACACGCAGCCAAGAAGGTAGGCATCAAAGCGTATAAGATGCAAGCTATCACATGGATGGCATGGCGTAGGCATCACGGTATTTCATAGGGGATTGACATGATAGACATTCTAATAGTATTTATATTTGTGCTAGGTATCACTGGCTTTGTATTGTTGATAGCTAGTTTCATAGCAGCAGTTTGTAATGACTACTTTGAAAGGTAAGACAATGACACTAGAGCTAAACACAAAAGACTATGATGAACCTAAGGAATACCTAAGGGAGTGGCTAGGGGTGCTGCCGCACTGGGTGAATGAGTTTAACATACTGAATAGTGAAGACATCCTAACCTTTATGGCAGATTGCTATGGCTATGGACTGCACAAGTTCGAGGGTGAGGTGTTGTATGATGGGGCATACCGTAGTCAGTATGATGAGGATGAGGACTTGCCATATATAGGCAGGATGGCTACGTCTTTTGGCTATGTATACTTCTATCCATATGGTATGGTGGCACTGCCTACTAATGACGGCTACTTTGTAACAAGGATGGACTAAGATGAACGGCTTATTTTTCTCTGGCGAACTGCCAATGGATCACAGACCTTGTTTTGATCACGAGGCAAGGAGCCTAGCTGATTACTGGCTTGAGATTGGTGAAGTCTTAAACTGGGATCATGCCTATGAGAGTGCGTGGGATTACATTGAGGAGATGAAAGGAACAGGACTATGAGCATGTACATAGACACGGCCTATCCAGACATAACACAAGACGCAAGGCTTGCTAGTATTCTAACCAAGATGAAGGCATTGCAAGTCCAGATAGAAGATGCTGAGTGGGAAGGCATGGCATCACAGGATGTAGTAAACATGAGGCAACAGCTATCAGGTCTAAAGGCTAGGCATAATGATGGCGCAACATATGAACCACTGTTTTGAGAGGGCTTGACAATGATAACACCTAGACCACCAGAAAAAACATGGGCAAATGCCAAGCTATATAGGTGTGACCTATACGATTCACGCTGGCCTGTGTGTGGCACTCGCCTTGTATGGGTTAACGTAGGCTGGAAGTGGGTAAGACTATGCACACCAGTACAGCATGACAAGTGGAAGATCAGACGCAGTGAGTGGGACAAAGTACCACATGAACTATTTGTGAAGGGGTAAGACTATGACTAGATGCACACACATACACCTACCACCTGACAAGGGCAACGACTACATCCTGTCAGTATCACAGTCAGAAGAAGACTATCTTGAGGTATGCCTGATGGTTTATGCACCCAACAAGCGGGGCTATGTACTAGAGGGTAACACGCTACAGGTCTATGATTTACATGAGCTATTTGAGATAGTCTATGAGGCCATTGAACATGGCGAGTTGTCTATCTTTATGAATTACTATGAGATAGAACTTGACAGTAGTAACGACAACGTGGTAAGACTAGCAGTAGATAATGAATGGCCTGTTGATAGGGCAGATGACTAATGAAGATAACACCAGTACATAAGGCAGTGATGCAATCAAGAAGAAGGGGTAGCACAATGAGTAGGGTATTAATTGATGTAGTTACTATACAAGAGTTTAAATTAATGGTTGAGTATGATATGAACATCATACAAGATGAAGCCGACAAGCTAACATTCCTTGCTAGCCTGTATCGCAGGGCAGGGGTATTGAAAAGTAATTATCCAGAAGATTTGTTTAGGGAGATTGACGATGCCTAGTTATTTAGTGACAATCACATCAACAATATTAGTTGAAGAAGAGAATGAGACAGAAGCCGAAATAACAGCAGCAGGTATGTTTGATTTTGGTAGTGCTGAGTTTGAAACAGAGGAGATTTGCAGTGATTAACTACAAGCACCAGCTAACACGCAACAAGTACGATGATGCCTATATCATGGGATATCACAACGGCTATCACGCTGTGAAGTACGACAACCAGTATGATATGGATACACAAACACAGTACTGGATCAAGTTCAAGCATGGGTACACAGCAGGTAAACTAATGCGTGTCAAAGAGGAGAGAGTAGCATGATGTTACTAACAGTAGTAGTGGGTTTGTTTATGTATAACAATAGTGAATAC